CCATGAAGTCCTTTCAGGCTCAGGTTGACTCCAGCACCTACACCGAACTTCTGACGAAGACTGGTGGTACGTCCACGGCTATGTCTGAGGCGAACCTCAACACGGTTCTCCAGAAGCTGTTCAACAACGGTGCTGATCCGAAGTATCTGATGATTCCTCCGGGTGAAGCTCTGAACATCGCTTCGTATGCTCAGGCGTCTGGTCGCTATCGCTTTGCCGATAACGCTGATGCTGACGCTGCTCGTCGCGTTGTTAACGTCATCGACCTCTACGTTTCGCCGTTCGGTGAAATCAAGGTCATCCTGAATCGCTTTCAGGCTGCTGACGACCATCTTGTCTTCGATCCGACCATGTGGTCGCTGGCGGTTCTCCGTCCGTGGACCCGTGAGCCGCTCGCTAAGATCGGTGACTCGGAGCGTCATCTGCTTGTTGGCGAATACGGCCTCAAGCACAAGCATTACGGTGCCTCTGGCATTATCCGTAAGGCTGCGTAACTTTTAGTTACATAAGTATTACTTGGGAGGCTCAGAGTAACATCTGGGCCTCTTTTTGTTAGCTAGGACTTATGACTACAGAACTCATTAATCCAGAAGTTTCCTTCCAAGAAGACTCTGACGAGAAACTCGTCGTCAAGAAGGAACAAGCAATACCTCAGTCTTTCTTGGATCGACTGAAGGAATCCAGAGACGAAAGCGCCAACAACCGTATGGGTGACTATCATCGCGTAGCTTCTATCCCCACTGTAGTGGTCGAGAAGTGGATGCGTGAAGGCTTCAACATCTGGGATAAAAACGTCACAGCAAAAGAGATAGTGGCTCGCTTAAAGCTAGAGTCGCTAGACGCATTCTTAACAACCACAAAGAGCATTTGAGTAACATTTATACGAATGTCTCACTGGGATATGCTTGTAATAAACTAAATTATTTTTCATGAAGTGATTATATGGTTAGACTGGTCGATTTACTCGGTCAGTCATTTGGGAGGTTGACAGTTACTAACCGTGCTGAGTCAACGAGCAAGGGTCTCGCGCAATGGAAATGTAAATGTGAATGCGGAAATGAGACAGTTGTCCGTGGAAGTCATTTGAGAAACGGTAATACCCGTTCATGTGGTTGCCTACGTGATGATAAGCTTAGAAATGTTGCTACTAAGCACGGCTTATCAAAAACGAAGGAATACAACAGATTCAAATGTAAGACCAGAAAAGAACGTAAGAGCAAGCACACACCCAAATGGGCTGACATAAACGAAATACGAAATATTTATATGAATTGTCCTGAAGGATACCACGTGGATCATATTATCCCCTTGCGTGGTGATACTGTGTGCGGACTTCATGTTGAAAGCAATTTGCAATACCTACCTGCCATCGAAAACCTTCGAAAGGGCAATAGGTGGAAGGAGGAAGATTGTCCTACATTGATGTGAAGAATCAATTTCTTGGTCTTTTGAATAGACGCGACATTACCCCAAGTCTCACTAATGTGTTTTTGAATTTCGGCGTGCAAAGAATCCAGCGTGAACTTCGTGTCCCCGCTATGGAGAAGATTGCAGTCTTTGTGGCTGACGGCACCAACAAGGTTCCCGTTCCTGGTGATTACCTTGAAGCAATCCACATCTACACCAACAGCACAGCAGAACAGCAGAGCTTAGTTCGTGTGGACAACCAGACCATTCTGAACTTCCAGAATATCTCTGGGTCACCTCGGTATTACTCACGTATCTCCGGCAACTTCCACATTGGTCCTTTCCCTGCTGCTGGAACGAATATCTTTATTCATTACTACGCGGATACTTCAGGTCTTGTGGCTGACACAGACACCAACTGGATTACTGAAGTTGCTCCTACGCTCCTTGTGTATGCAGCGCTTTCTTATGCGGCTGATTATTTTCTTGATGACCGCAAGCAGATGTTTGAGGCGTCATACACACAGATTGCCGAACAGTTACAATTCATGGCGCTACAGGATGAACTAGTGAACGCATCCGTATCGTCCGCATATGATTCTTCACCGAGTTATGTCGGTCCATACTATGGGTGGTAAGATTGCCAAGTTCATCATTTTTCTCAGGGACAAACCCTACACCTACTGAATACGAAAACGCTGTAGACCTCGTTGCCCAAGCTACTGCACAGGCCACAGCAGCCCTAGCGTCACAAACAGCAGCCGCTACGTCAGCCCAGAGCGCACAAGGCTACTCTGTCTCCGCAGGCACCTCAGCAGGCACTGCGACCAGTCAGGCCGCATCAGCTTCAACCAGTGCCGCAAGTGCTTCAAATAGCGCCACGGCTGCTGCAAGTAGTGCTACCTCAGCAAGCTCCTCAGCTACATCAGCGAGCACTTCAGCTTCTAACGCTTCGACCTCGGCCACCAACGCTTCCAACAGCGCTACAGCAGCCGCTGGTTCCGCTTCGTCTGCCAGCACCTATGCGACCAATGCAGCCAATAGCGCCACTGCGGCTGCTAACAGCGCCTCAGACGCTGCGGCTACTCTGGCCTCTGCACTCGTCAAGTCGAACAATCTGGCTGACCTGAGTAACGCCTCTACTGCTAGAACTAACCTTGGTGTCGCTATCGGCTCCAATGTTCAGGCTTGGGACGCTGATCTTGACGCTATTGCGGCTATTAGTTCGACTTCGGGTTTGCTTAAGAAGACTGCGGCGAACACTTGGTCCTTGGATACTACGAGTTACCTTAGCGGAACTGTGGGTCTTGCCAATGGTGGCACAGGGGCTACGGATGCTGCTGGTGCTCGCTCGTCTCTTGGTCTTGGCACTGCGGCTACTGCGGCTGCTACGAGTTTCTTGCAGGTTGCCAATAACCTTAGTGACCTGAATAACGCCTCGACGGCTCGAACTAACCTTGGCCTTGGTTCTGCTGCTCTGCTTGCTTCAAGTGCAGTGTTGCAGTCTGCTAATAACCTGAGTGACCTTGGGTCTGTCAGTGCAGCTAGAACATCGCTTGGCTTATCTACGGTTGCAGCGACGGGCGCTTACAGCGACTTGAGCGGCAAGCCGACACTCGGTTCGCTCTCTACGCTTTCTACCGTCACGCTCACCAGCAATGTCACCGGCACACTCCCGGTTGCGAACGGCGGCACAAACCAAACATCCTTCACGACGAACTACGTCACCTACTTTGATGGCACGAAGCTGACGGGTAGTAGCGGGTTACAGTTTGATGGAACGAACCTCGGCCTCGGATCATCACCAAGCTATTCCTTTGACATAAAAAACTCGGCCAGCACAGCAATCCGTGTTGGCTCCAGCAGCAACAATTATGGCACGTTATTGTCATGGAACAATCCACTAGGCGAAGCGCGCCTATGGTCGCTCGGATCATATGCGCTTGTCCTAGGTGTAAACGGTGCCGAAAGCGCCAGAATTGATACATCCGGCAACCTCGGGCTGGGTGTGACGCCGAGTGCTTGGGGCGGCGGCTTCAAGGCGATGCAGTATCTTGGTGGTTCTGTTGCCTCTCAAGCAAGTGGCTATATGTATCATGCTCAGAACGCATATTACGACGGATCAAACTGGCGTCGCGTAGCTGATGGTGCGGCGGTTGTATATGAACAATCAAACGCGCAACACATATGGAACAACATAGGCTACGGCGTTGCAAACGCTACCATTGCTTTCAATCCGGTGATGACGCTGGATGCGAGTGGAAACTTAGGCGTAGGAACCGTTGGCCCTGGCTACAAAATTCACGCCATAGGAACTATCGGAACAGGTGGCGCTAGTGTCAATGGCACTATAGCGTTTAAGCGAGGTTCTGATAGCGCCGAAGTCGCTACTATTTCTACTGATGGCTCTCTGCTGATCTACAACAGTGGCGTGCAGCACGAGTTTAGAACTGCTGGTAGCCCTGCTGTTCGTATTGACGGCAGCGGGAACCTGCTGGTTGGGCAATCATCCACAGCATCTCCGGGCATCAGCAACACGACAACTGGCATTGCGCTATCGGGAACGTATATTGCGGCCTCCAGAAATGGCGACTATTCATATTTTGCAAATCGAAATACAAGCGATGGCGGGTTGTTCTGGTTTGGACGCCAAGGGTCATTCATCGGTAGCATTTCGATTACGACGACAGCCGTAGCATATAACCAAACATCAGATATTAGCCTCAAGGAAAATATAGCTGAAGCTCCTAGCGCACTACAATCAATTCTCTCGATGCCGGTGCGACAATTCGACTGGAAATCCAACGGTTCGCACACTGACTATGGCGTTGTGGCGCAGGAAGTAAACGAGTATGCGCCAGAAATAGTGACGAAGAGTGACTTATGGTGTGTCGATTACGGGCGCATCACGCCGCGTCTCATTAAGGCTTTCCAAGAACTCGCCGCATTAGAGCAGGAACTGCGTTCCAAAGTAACCGCACTGGAGGCCGCAAATGGCAACTGAATACAAATGGAAAATAAACAGCCTAGACTGCTACCCGCAGGCTGACGGCCACACCGATGTAGTCTTTACGGTGCATTGGGATAGGCTCGCGTCAGATGGCGATGGACACAATGCGCGGATTTATGGAGCGCAATCGGTGACGCTTGATCCCGATGCGCCGTTTACGCCGTATGCTGATCTCACAGAAGCCCAAGTCATCTCTTGGCTTGAGGATGCTATGGGCGCTGAGTTACTCGCAGCACAAGAAGCTGCACTCGACAAACAAATTGAAGACCAAATCAACCCACCAGTTGTGCGTCCTGCACTTCCGTGGGCAAACTGAAAGAACTAACAGTTGGAAAATAAAGTAATTGCTATTGAACTTCCTGTCGCCGCTTGGAACATCGTTATGAATGCTCTTGGTGGCCGTCCGTATGCTGAGGTAGTTGAGGTAGTCTCAAGTATCCGTGAGCAGGCGGAAAGCAAACTGAAGGTAGAACCCGAAGCTAATGATTAAGCTGAACGACGCCTCAAAGAAGAGGCTCGCCGGTGTTCATCCAGATTTACAGAAAGTAATCAATAAGGCCGCAGAACTCTCGGACACCAAGTTTGTGGTGACTGAGGGTCTGCGAACTGTTGAACGACAGAGACAGTTGGTAAAGGCTGGAGCATCGAAGACGATGAACTCCAGACACATCACTGGTCACGCTGTTGACCTTGCTGTGTGGGTAGACACTGATGGTGATGGTGTAGTTGACAACGGTGAAATCCGTTGGGACTGGCCGCTATACGCAAAGTTATCGAAGGTAGTGAAGGCTGCTGCTGAAGCTGTTGGTATCCCGATTGAATGGGGTGGCGACTGGCGAAGCTTTAAGGATGGTCCTCACTATCAGCTTCCTTTTAAGAAATACCCGAAGTGAGTTTTGAATATGTTTATTGGATACCGCACTTATCTTGCTTCAGCACTACTCGCAGTCTTCGGTGTGCTTGCAGCTACCGATTGGGTTTCGTTTCTGAATGACCCCAAGGCTGGTATGGTTGCTGTTGGTTCTGCTGTGCTTATGGCAGTCCTTCGCTCAATCACCTCGACCCCTCCGGGTAAAGCAGAGTGACCACGGTTCTCAGTGTTATCAGCAGTCTCTTTTGGGCTGCTGGTAAACTCTTTGAACTGCTCTACGCCGCAAGGCTTGTAGACGCCGGACGCACTCAGCAGCAACTGGAAACCTTGAGCAATGAAGTTAAGCAAGCCCAAATTGCAGTCGCTGCTCGTGAAGCTGTTCGTGCTTCTATCCTTCGGGAGCCTGACAGCCTGCCAACAGACGACCCCTTCCTTAGAGATTGACAGTGGTTTCTGTCAGAACGCCAGAGCCATCTATTACTCTCGTCATGACACTAAGCCTACCATCGCCCAGATCAGGGAGCATAACGCTGTTGGTCTAGCCCTCAAGTGCGGCTGGTTGCCGAAAGGAACTAAGTGATGGCTGAAGAGAAGCGCAGCTTCGCTGGCGAAGACCACTCAGAACGAATTGCCATCCTTGAGACCAAGCTGGACACTCTACAGGAATTGTTAGGTGACATAGACCAGAAGCTGGATGCTATTGGTCACCGTCAGCTTGAGATAGATGTGACGGCCAAGGTGGCCTATAACGCAGGGAAGACCTTCCTGTTCGTGGCGACCACAATCTTGGGGTGGCTCAACTGGGACCAGCTAGTCGCTTGGGTCCACCAGATGACTACCCACCAGCCGAAATGAACCAATAAACCGATAGTCCAAGGGTAATCCAAGGGCTATCGGTTTAAACGAGTTATAGAGACTCGCTGATGAGTTATAGGACTGAGAGCTACTAGGGTGGCTCCCAGTCTCTAAAAGCCCACCAGCGGCCTTCTCTGAGTCATCTAGGGGCTACTCTCGGGCCAATATCCACTCCTTGACCAATCCTGAGCGCACTATGTCGTCATGGGTCATCTCAATGATGCTGAAAGAAGCCATACGCCACACGGTGTCCATGAGTGACCTGATGCAACTCTCCTCCCTCTTGTTGGCAAGGTCATTCTGCCTGAAGTCACCACAGATAATCACACGGGTATTCTGACCGACTCGGGTCATCACCGTGTTAATTTCGCCATCAATCATATTCTGGACCTCATCAATGATGACTATGGCGTCATCTATGGTCAGCCCTCGCAGATAGGATGTAGTGGTGAACTCAATGACCTTCTGGTCCTTCAGTTTCCTATACGTCCCACCCTTGCCAAACAGGTCGTCCACAATAGCCGTGTAAGCAGCCTCATAGACCGCAGCCTTCTCCTCCTCAGTTCCCGGTAGGAAACCTTGGGTTCTACTGGGGACGGCTGACCTGACTATGATGACCCGTTTGTAAGTCTTCTTGTCCATGACTTCGTGTAGGGCCAGATACAGGCTCAGGAAGCTCTTGCCGGTTCCTGCATACCCATGGAGCACCATATGCTGCCCACGGTTAAACTCTTTGAACACCCTGTTCTGGTTGATGGTCATGGGACGAATAGTCACAAGGGCCGGTGGGGCAGGGGGAGCGGCAGGAAAACCCGCCGCCGCCCTCTGTTCTCTAAGCGTCCTTCGACGCTCTTTCCTACTGAGTGTCATCGAATAGGACACGCCCCTGTGGAGCACCCTTCGTCCTTAAGCTCTTCCAGACTGTCTACCAGCTTCAGCTTCTTGAGACCTTTGGCGTAGGCGTCGTAGGTCTCCTTAGTGACAACCTCCTGTGGCAGGTAGGCATACCCTAAGTCTTCAGCAGTCTTCGTGGGGTCATTACGTAGGATGAAACTAACACCAACGTATGTATCCCAGTTGTCCATGAGCCAGCTAACGATACCTTGGACTTCTGATGGATCATAAGACACCGTTATGGAGCAATTATGCTCCACGTAGTTGTCCATGGTCCACCGATAGCGCTCTAGCTGTTCAATGGCTGACTCAGTGTTCACTGACTTCCCGTCAACCTCAGTGAACTCGACTTCGCTATACTCAACAGGGAACGTCACTAGGACAGCATCCTTGTTGTATGGATCGTCAAACACACGGTATCCAGCGTCCTTGGCCTTCTCTACGATAGGGTCATGAATGCTGAACTTAATGTTGTTGAATATGTAGCGACCCAGAGGCTTGTGGACACCTTCAGTCGTATCCATGATTTTGGAGAGGGTGCCTGAAGGCTTCACTGTGGTGATAGCTTTAGGCAGAGGCAACCGAAGTTCAGTCGCCATACTATTGGCTCCACGACCAGCAGCCTTCATGACCTCTTTAAGTTCCTTCGGCTCCATCAGGCTTTCCCAACCGACAATGCCTGTGATGCCAACACCACACAAATGAAGGAACTCGTTGTTCTCGTGCCAAGCTCGCTGAAGGATGCCATCGTCAAGGTTGACACATGTCTGACGGTAATTCGCCCTTCCTAAAATCTTTGCAGCTTCGTAAAGTTCTTCCTTAGCACCATTGAAAGCACTCAGGTTTAACTCAACTAGATTACAAAAATTTTTTGCCCCGAGCAAAATCTCTCCGCAGGGATTCGTTCCTTTGAACCAAGGTGCTCTCTTGAGCGCACTCTGCGCGTTATAGAATCCCGGCTCTGAACCACCATTCTGCACCATGATGTCAAACAGCTTCGTCAGTTCACCATGTGAAGGCTTGTGGTAGAACAGAAGCGTATTGTTGCTCTGAGTCCGCCAAGGCGTAGCAGCAAGGTCTTTCTTGGCGTTGATGAAGTCATAGGTCTCAGGGTCACCAAAAGGCACTAGGCAAATCTCAGCAGACCTACGGCTGCTCAGAGTTGACCCTAGCAAGTTCATGATGTCCAAGATGTCTATGCGGCTCAGGAGACGATTGTTCTTGAGGTTAAGGATGCGAACAATCTGTGTCATGGCTTCAGCGATAAGCTCATCGCCGCTACTGATCCAGCCATAGCTACTGAGACGAGTGCCAGCAGGGCGTATCTCAGAGAAGTCGAGGGTAAGCTTTTCGCAGGGTATCTTGTTGGCCAAGAGTTTGCCGGGAAGCTTGGCCCATGCCTCTGCCGAGTCACCAACCCTGATGTGCCACTGAGCACCTTTGATGTGTGCTTCAGCTTTACCTACTGGAACACCTTCACGAAACCACTCAACATTATGCGGGTTACCTTTGTCTCCAGCCTGTGTCTTTGTGGACCGAATAATTTCGAGTTCGACAGGTCTACTAAAGCCGTTCAGTGTTCCTACAACCGGCTCAAAGCCAACACCGCAGCCTTGAAGTAGTAACCAATAGCTGTCCACAATGTCGTGGATAGTTTCGACACGTAAGAAGCTACAGTTGAACTGACTGGCTTCTCGTCGTTTGGATACTTCAGTTCCCCCAAGCCACAGTGTTCGTCCTGATGGCAACGCTTTGCGTGACTCGAAGAGAACCCGTAATTTCTCAAGTTCCTCCTCCTCCTTTGTTGTAAGTGACTTTGGTTCTTCCCAAGGTTTGGCTTTCGCTCGTTCCCAGAGCCAACGCTGGTGACTGATGACCCTATCTATGGTCTCTTTCCAAGTTTCGAACTTGGTGCCTTGGGTATCTTTGGGTCTTGAGTAAGTTCTACGTGTTACAATCTCTGCTCGTGTTGAAACCAAGGTTACACTAACTCCATCATGTTGGGTGGTTCATAGCTCTCAGGTTTAAGTATCTTGCCGTCCTCACGCTTCAGAAGCTGACCGTTCGTGAGCTTGGACATGTTCGACTTGTGAACTCTGACAAACGCTTCGTTGAGGATGGACTGTGGGATTGCGTTGTAGAGATGTTCGAAGGCGTAGAGGTTACCAACGATGTCTTCAGGAAACTCTTGGATACCTTTGCAGTGAGCGCCGACAAGAACGTATTCGAGGTCTGTGAGTTCTTTGAGTAGCTCGGCGTAGGCTTCTGCTACTTCTTTTATTTCCTCACGGATCAACGTGTAGTGAAACTCTTTGTCACTCGGGTAACTCGGGTCTGCTGATTGAAACCGTTTGACTAAGCCAACACGGTCAATGTCCTCGGGTAGACTTAGGTGTTCTGACATTCGTAAACTCTTTGTATGTTTGGATTGCTTCGTAAGCATGGGGAATGAAGCGTATCCACAGCGGGTTGTGTTCCTTCGGCACCACATAGTCAGGTGGTCCCATAAGTGACTTGCAGAGCGTTCGTGCTACGGCTTCGACGAGAAGCTCTTCTTTAGTCATAGTCATTGTATCCCATGTCATCTAAGAATATCGCCTGCTTAAGCATCTCACACATGCCGATAGCTTCAGCAGTAGTCACGCCGTCCATGTAGTGACTTACGTCGCCTTCAGTATTGACTGTGAGTAGAACGAGAGCTTGCAGAGGTTTACCAAGCAGCATTGATTCAACCGTGGGAGCATCAGGAAAGCGGGCAGGCTCCGGTAGCTCTTGGGGTGGTTCTTGGGTTGGAAAACGTGTTACTTTAGATGTCATGCAAAAGGGTCTTCCTTGATTTCGCTTTCAGTTCTTTGTCCTCGCTCGGTATAATCAATAAGCAAGTCCAAGGTGTGTCGAGCTTTCTTCAAGTCCTCGACGCCACCCTTGTCTTTCCAGCGGGTGACATACTTGATTACGGTATGTTCCGCTGGTCCCAAGGAGTTTTGCATTGAGTATTCCATGGGCTGTATCTTCAGCTTTGTGTAATGAGAGCCACCGATTTGTGTGCTCTGTGCTTTCGTCATTCCTTCTCTCCCAGATAAGCGGCGCGGGCGGCGGCGTGAACTTCCTTCGCCATCCGTGTAACGAAGTCATAAACAAACGGCGCGTCCGCCCCTAAGATATTATGACGCTCGCCTGTTTTAGTGTCGCACAGACGATAGCTCGATCCGCGTCCTTTTGTTTGAATTTCCCACCCACCGGGAAGCGGGATGTATTCGCGGGACGGGTCGTGTTCGTCTTGTTCAATTTGCGGCAGCTTCATTCCTTCTCTCCCAAAGCGGCGCGGGCGGCGCGGAGGTCGCTGGTAGTTAGTTTTCCTGCGGCTTTTCCATAAATTCCCCAAATATAGCAAAAGCTGTCGTCAATATCTTCCGGTATATCAATCGCAGCAAACGGTTTCAGCGCCGCTTCAAGTTCCGCGATGCGGGCGCGTAGAACATGATACGCTGCAACAGCTTCCGGGCGGTAACAAATCCAGTTTTCCTCGCACCATTCACCACTTAAACATTCGGACGGATTGTCTGCGTCATGACAAGCAATAGCGCGTGCTATCTGCTCAATAAGTCTTTCTCGCTCTGCGTCACTCATTCCTTCTCTCCCAAAGCAGCGCGGGCGGCGCGGCATTCATCAACAGTGAAGCAAGAGTCCATCCAATGCGAATTTTCAAGATGATGGTCAGCCTTGTCAGAAAATGGTTTCAGCGCCGCTTCAAGTTCCGCGATGCGGTCTGCTGCCTTCAATACATTCGGATCGAGAGATGCAGCCGGAGAATTACGAAGCCACTCACTTAAGTTGGAGTCCATAGTTTCACTTCCTTCTTCTCTGCGTCCCAATCGCCACTCCTAAGAATCCTAGCCAACTGAGCCTGAACCAAAGCATCCTCTTCAGTCTGACCCTTCTTGATATATTGCTGGACAACAGCCTTCCACGCTTCATCAAGCAGGAAGCCGCCATCAAGTGCCGTGAAGTTATCCAAAAGCTTCTCAGCGGACACAGGGCCATACCCCGGACACCCCGGATAGCCATCTGAGGTATCCCCGGTGAGCGTTTGTTTCATCCAGTAATAGTCAGCGTCACCACGACCAGTGACAACGAGACTACCCTCACGCCAGAGAGTGGTTGGGATAGTCAGCATGTCCTTGTCCTGAGAGACAATCACTGGGTTCTCGAAGTCACCTGAAGTCGCCCAGATACCCATGAGGTCATCAGCTTCTAGGGTTTGCTCCGTATGACAATCGAAATTCTCGTGTATCCGCTGCTTGAGTGCGGAGAAGCAAAGTGGCTTACGTCCACCACGTTTCTTTTTGTAATCAGAGTATAGTGTTCTGCGGAAGTTTTCCGATCCAGTGAAAGCGAACCGTAAAGTCTTTTCGCCATCAATAGCATCCAGAACACCCTGAAGGCGTCCTTGAAAGGCATCCCATGCCTCCTCTATGTTTGATGCAAGGATAATGTTTTGGTCATCCCAGTGCGCCTCATATTCCACAGCAGCACTGGACACATGGCAGAACTCGTCGCCATCAATCAGCAAAGTCCTCTTCACTGTGCCACTCGCTTCTGTCTACCACGGGGCTTGGGAATAGCAGTGGTATCCACACTGGCCACAGTATCGTCAGAGCCATCATCAGCAGAACCAACAGTCCTACTGCTATCTTTATTTCGTAGCACTTCATTCTGCTCATGAAAGGCTTTCGCTGCTTTTCGCATTTCTTCAAATTCAGCACATACATCCGGTAACCCACGGCCACACTTGGTG